GTTTATTTTTGGAAGCGGTGTTACCATCTATGGTATTTTTAAAGCAAATGAATTGAGTGAAAAACAAATAGACGAAGGGTTCATCATACCTTCTCAGGTATTAAACGGACTGACTGTAATGTTTTTGTTATATTTGACAGCAACTAATACAACTTTTAGTGCAACTTATAAATTATTAATCATCTTCTTGCTTGTAGGAGGAATGATTATTGAAATTTATTTGACATCTTATGCTGATAGAAAGAGTGAGTCAATAGCAGCTTATATATTTGTTGTTTTGAACTTCTTAATTCGTGCTTTCTTCCTTATTGATTTGGCTCAAAGTGACACATGGATAGCTCCAATAAAACCAGTTCATCAAGTTGTTAAAGCAAGTGTCATGAAACCTCTTGAAGAAGCCATAAAGGAAATTGCTGAACCTGTTACTGAAATGATTTCTAAACCAGAACCAGTTCCAGAACCAGTGACTGAAGTAAAAGAAAGCTCTGGAAAAGAGTTAACTAGTAAATGGGACAAACTTAAAGCAATCTTAAAATCTAAGCCAGAAGGAGTTAACAAAGATAGTGAACGAGAAGCATGGAATAGTGTAGTCGCACCAGCAAAGAATAAGGGTCGCACTGATATTAAAGAAGTTCTTCGAGAAGCAGTTGGAAAACTAAAAGATAAAGACGGTAACCCAATTCCATTAAATTCAGTTGATGCAGTAGGTGGTCGTAAACGTTCGTAAAGAATTTTAAGATACAACCTCTATTATTCATAAATGCCTCGTGAGACTCTCCCAAAAACTGAAGATGATGGTACAGTTATTGACTATCTTGAAGAAGATCCTGAAATCCCCACACAACGTTACTGTATTATTTCATTCATCTCTCCTGAAAAGGTCATTAAGCAGAAGAGTGAATTTATGAATGAAAAGTTCATTGAATGGTTGGAATATGATTGGAAGATTGACGGTATGAACAATTTTGCTGCCTTCATTGCTAAGAAATATAACTTGAAGGTCGATGATATGTTCAAGGATTTAGAAGATTTCAAGAAGGTCCACAATGAAGCTATTCGTAAGACCGATGTTCATGAAAAGTATCAAGTGTTCCTTTTGAAGAATGAAAAGGATTTGGAATCTCAATTTACTGAAAAGGTCGATTTTAAGACTAATGTTCGTGGTGTAAAGGTTCGTCGTGTATTTGCTAATTTGGAGGAATGTCAAACTTTCGCCAAGGTTATGCAAAAACGTTATCCTCATGACAACTTGTATATTGGTAAGGTAGGTGCTTGGTTACCTTGGGATCCAAGTGAACACATGATGCCTGAAGTTGAATATGCTGAGAAGGAATTGAATGAACTTATGAGAAAGTATAAGGAAAATGAAGTCAATCGTGATATCTTCTTTGAGGAAGAGAAGGCCGAGAAGATTAAGCAACAACGTGAGGAAAATAAGAAGCGTCAACAAAAGGCGTTGGAAGATGCCAAGAAAGACGCAGGTGTAGCTGATACTCAAGACCTTGCTAATGCTATGTCTACAAATGTTCATCCTGCAGAAGGCGGTGCTCCTCGCGATCTTTAAATACCAAAGAAATATAATGGTAATATTTACACATTTATCCTCTTCAAAATTGACAAAATTTAAAACTCCGAAAAGTCTTGGACGGAATTTTAAACCAAATGGATGTTTATGGTTTGCTTGTAACAATGATTGGGAATCTTGGTTATCAGAAAATGAACATTCTGATTGGCTAAGTTCATACAAATATAAGTATAAAGCAAAATTAGATATACAATCTCTGATTGTGTTGCAAACCAAAAAAGAAATTGGAGAGTTTACGGAAGAATACAAGATTGATAAATATACGATAGACTGGAATCGTGTTCGCAAAGAAACTGGAAAATATGGTATTTATATAGTAAATCCTTCAATAAAATCAGCAAGACAAGACTATTTATGGTATTCTAGTTTTGATGTTTGTTCCGTAGGAGTTTGGGATGAACGAGCTATTCTTTCTTTAGAAGAATCAAAAAATTAGTGGGCCCACCAATAATTTGAATCATACATCCCGACCTTATGTATAACTTAAGAGCTCTTCCTCGCTAAAGCTCTAGCCCGTTTATTGCCCCTCCTTCGCAATAACTCTCATTGTGAATATCTTCATATTCTCCAACACATTTCACTTTCATTACCAATGACCGCGTTACTCTGCTTTTCTAATAAACCTGTATACAGTTTATCTGCTATATACAAGTTTTGGTTTTAAAAAATCCGTTTTTAAAAATGGAAATTATAAACTCAAATTAATTAGATTTTGAAATTAAAAAAAATGGAGACTCAAATTATCAAGATTCAAAAGTGGTGGAGAACACTTCCAAGATGTTCTCGTTGTGGGGACATTAGCAATGATAAATTATGTAGTTCATGTAAATTTGATAAATATCACGATTCAGACTGTTGTGAGGTATGTAGAAACGATGGAATACATTATTGGTGACTATTTAGTAGCACCCTCCTTTTTAACATGAATCCACGGACTATTGTTCTTTTTCTTAATTGCCATTGGATCAAATTCATCTGCAGATAACATGGCACTACTAAATGGTTTATTATCTACCCATAGAGTGTCGTCACACAGCTTAAATGGTGGATGTTCTGCAGCCTTATACCAGCAAACTTGATCTTCTAATTTGTTAGAAGATACACCGTTACAGATAACCAAACATTCATAATTTTCAGTACATTGGTCCATAAATTGGCAAAACATTTCAAATGTAGGAAACATTCCTGCGTAGTTGTCGTAAATACGCTTACGATTGTTAATCATAGTTTCACGTAAAATAAAAATAAAGTCAACGTTAGTTCTCAAGTTTGGTGTAATACCAAGAGGATACTGCATAGTAATAATTGTCATTAGATCAATGTGACGGCCATTCATAAATACGTAACGAGTTGATTCTTCGCGAATCCAGGATGAGTCATATAAACAATCGTCCAAAATTAGAAACGCACGAGGATCTACATTTGAATTTCCCCCATTTCTATGTTTATCTTGGTTACGATGTGTTTTTACTGCAAGTTGACGCTTGATTGTATTCATAACAATATCTGGCTTATATTTGTCATGAATTAACTTAGAAGGAACCATATGTTGGAAAAATTCATTGGCAACTTCAGTTCCTGAAATTACAGTCCCTACAGGAAACGCATTTTGAGTATGATAAAGGATATCCTTTACTAAGAAAGACTTTCCAGTATCCTTTTTTCCAATAACAACAATCATTGGAGATTTACGAGAGTCAATTTCACATCGATCACGAATTGTTTCGATGTTAAATTTTTTGATTTGAAAGTTCATATTACTACTACTCGCGCAAAGTTTTCAGTTTTGATTTAACATACTTTTATAATATGGTCAAGCGTAAACAAAGCGCAAGTAGTGAGCTTAGGGCATCTCCCATTGCGATGACTCTTCAAAGATACAAAGATCTTCCGGTTATTCAAACTAGTTCAAAGGCATATTGGGGAGTTGAACATTTACAGCCATTTTTTCCTCCAATTGAATGTTTATTCAAAACTGAAAACTTAAACTTTTCACACGAATATGGTATTAAATTTAATCATCAAATTTCATCAGTGCTTCCTTCTAAAAATGAAATTACAGTAAGTGGGCAAAAGCAGAAAATTCATGTGAAAAAAACTATGTTGTTAAGTCCATTCAAATGGATGCAGGGCGATTACGGAACATCTTTAGGACTTCCTACAACTTCTGATCAATCTAAATGTATTCAATCAAAACTCCAAAATCCAAATAATGCTGCATACGTAGGTGCTCTTATTTCCGCACTTCTTTCCGAATCGGGATGTGAACATTTTCCTAAAGTGTATGGTTTATTTACAGGAGTATCTCAAAGTCACACAATTGATATTTCAGATGACTATGAAGATTTATGTGAGAGATCTTGGTTTAGTCAGAATATAGGAAAGACTTTTGATCTTAAGTTAATTGATAAGACAAATGATGAAACTATGGATTTTTCACACACACGGTCCGCAAGAGTTTTAGTTCAATTAGGTGATGATACTGAACTTGGTGCTGTTCAAGAATTAACTACAGAACATGTTGAATCTGGAATGGCAGATATGAAGATGATCTCATCCGAAATGGACGATGTGAGTTCTCAACTCAGTGAAGAATCTTCAGTGTCTACCTCTTATATTTTTAATATTCATTCATGTGACTGTGACGAAGAAGATCAAGAAATTATGGATGAAGAACCTGAATCTGGAGAATCATTTGCTTGGGCTACCTTTACAAACGTACCAGTTCAGTTGACTATAATGGAAGAATGTAGTGGAACTTTATTTGAACTAATGAGTAAAGAAACTGAAACAGATAAACATCTTGCTTGGTTAACTCAAGTTATGTTTGCGTTAGCTTATGCTCAGCGTAATTTTGGATTTGTTCACAATGATTTGCATTCAAATAACGTCATGTATGTTCCAACTACTAAAGAACATTTATATTACAATTTAGCTGGAACATTGTATAAAGTTCCTACATATGGTTATCTGATTAAGATTATTGATTTTGAAAGAGGAGTTACGTCTGTTCGTGTTGCAGGTATGAAAGATTCTAAGTTTTTCATGAGTGATCATTTTTCAGTAAATGATGAAGCCGGTGGACAGTATAATTATCATCCTTTCTATCTTTCTAAATTTCCAGAAGTAAAACCAAATCCTTCATTTGATTTGGTAAGATTAGCTACTTCTTTATTTTGGGATCTTTTTCCAGAAGGACCTTCTCATGAAGGCTATTCAAGAAATCCTATTTTTATGTTTTTCAAAAAATGGTTAACTCTTGAAGATGGTACTTCTGTTCTATTTGGAAAAGAAGAACCTCATCATGATCGTTATCATGGATTTACATTATATAAAGCTATAGCTCGTTATTGTAAGGACACAGCAGTTCCAAGAAAGGAACTTGTAAACTTAAAAATGTTTTATGAAGTTTCTAGTGTTCCTCTTGGAGAAACATCATTAGTCATTGATGCTTAAAATGGATTTTAAACATCTTTATTAATTTTATTCAAAAAAATGAAGTTTAAATCTATAACTGACCAATGGCAATATTTTGGAAACTATTATGGGTATCCAAAATGCTGTATAGATAGTTTCTGTTATGAGCCAATGACTCGAAGTCAAAAAAGATTAGGTAATGGAACTGGATTTATTCCATGTAAGAAACATGCAAGATTAATAAGTTTAAGACAAACAACATTAAAAGAATTAATTAAAAATAGAATTCATACTAAACCTTTTAGAAACTAGGAGTACCGACGAACATGTCTTGAGCTGTTTCACCAACAGTAGCAACAGTTTCAGTAACAGTAGCCACATCTGCAGTTGAAGCAAATACAACTCCAGATGTTACGATACCGCTAAACAAACTTAACTTTAAAGCATCTTCCCATACAATAGGTTCCTTTTTTGATCGTCTCTCCAAAGCATATACAATAAACGAAACCATGGCAACTGCCACCGATGCTATTATCATCATCATTTGTTTGGTCTTTCCGTTAAAAGTTTAAAGGTTTAGAACGAGCGATTCACCAGAACTAGCCTTACTTTCAATTTCTTTTAGGGGGTCTACTTCTTCTTGCTTAACTTCTGGAATAGTTGCTTGTTGAGGCTGATCAAGATCTTTTACTTCAATTGTTCCAGTTTCTTCAGATAAAGTCAATTTTGGAGGAGGTGCTTCTTCATCATCTTCGTCTTCCTCTTCTTCTTCCTGTTCTTCTTC